GGAGGATATATCCGCTGACAGACTTAAAAATGCTGCCGCTACTAAAAAACTTTGCATATTTGACGCTTTTGAAATATTAAACAAAATACAAGAAGAAGAGCAAATGATTTTAGACTCTAGTAATAAAGAAAGTAAACCTGCTTTTAAAGGGTTTGCGGAGGGGAGATCTAAATAATGGCTTACGAACAAACGTTATATAAAGTAGTTAATGATTACATTAAACCTGCTATAATTAAAAAAAAGAATCGCTATTCTAAGTGGGATTACGGCTATAACAAAGAACACGATGTAGTTGTAATTAGCAAGTCTGGAAAAATAGGCGATATATACGAAATTGGTAATGTAATGATTGCATTACCCAAGGCAGAAAATGCAAAAAACTTAGGAGACAACAAATGGAAAGCTGCCGAATATCCTAAGTTATTAAAAAAAATTAAAAGTGTTCAAGATTGGAACGCTTACCCAAATAGTTTTAAAGAACAATGGCATCCATATATAGATGAAGAATTTGAAAGACGTGAAAAAGGGTTTTGGTTTATTAATAAAAGCAAGCCTACTTACATTACTGGCACTCACTATATGTACCTGCAGTGGTCCAAAATTGATGTTGGATTACCGGACTTTAGGGAATCAAATAGATTATTCTATATATTTTGGGAAGCCTGCAAAGCGGATTCAAGATCGTACGGTATTTGTTACCTTAAAAATCGACGCTCTGGATTTTCATTCATGTCGTCGGGAGAAACAGTTAATTCAGCTACGATATCTTCAGACTCTAGATTCGGCATATTATCCAAATCAGGGGCTGATGCTAAAAAAATGTTTACGGATAAAGTTGTACCAATCTCGGTAAACTATCCGTTTTTCTTTAAACCAATACAAGACGGTATGGATCGTCCAAAAACAGAGTTAGCATATAGGGTGCCTGCTTCTAAGTTTACAAGACGTAAATTAGAGGATAATCAAATGGTTACTGAGCTGGATGGGTTAGACACAACTATTGACTGGAAGAATACAGGTGATAATAGTTATGATGGTGAAAAACTAAAACTACTTGTCCACGATGAGTCAGGCAAGTGGGAAAAACCTACAAATATACTTAACAACTGGCGAGTAACAAAAACTTGTTTAAGATTAGGTAGTAGAATTATTGGAAAGTGTATGATGGGATCAACATCAAACGCTTTGGATAAAGGTGGCAAAAACTTTAAAAAATTATACGACGGCTCGGATACGTTATTAAGAAATAAAAATGGACAAACTAAAACAGGTCTATATAAACTTTTTATTCCTATGGAATGGAATTATGAGGGTTTTATTGATCAGTACGGCTATCCTGTGTTTGATGTTCCAAAAAAAGAAACATTAGACCCTCAAGGAAATTTAATTACAGAGGGAGTAATACAGCACTGGGAAAACGAAGTTGAAGGATTAAAAGACGATGCAGATGCATTAAACGAATATTATCGGCAATTTCCTCGCACAGAGCAACACGCTTTTAGAGATGAGGCTAAACAATCTTTATTTAATTTAACTAAAATTTATCAGCAAATAGATTATAACGAAGAATTAAGAAATTCTTCAATGGTTACTCAAGGTAATTTTCAATGGGAGAACGGAATAAAAGATACTAAAGTTATTTTTTACCCAAATAAAAGCGGAAGATTTTTTATTACTTGGGTCCCAAACATAAGCCAACAAAACAATATAATAATAAAAAATGGAAATAAATATCCTGGCAATGAGCACATGGGAGCTTTTGGATGTGATAGCTATGATATTAGCGGGGTTGTTGGTGGCGGCGGATCTAACGGATCACTTCATGGATTAACTAAATTTTCTATGGAAGATGCACCTATAAATCATTTTTTTTTAGAATACATAGCTAGACCTGCAACTGCAGAAATGTTTTTTGAAGATGTACTTATGGCTATTGTGTTTTATGGAATGCCTTTATTAGCAGAAAATAACAAGCCTAGACTTCTTTATTATTTAAAAAGAAGAGGATATAGGGGCTTTAGCATTAACAGACCAGATAAAACGTATAATAAATTATCTTTAGCTGAAAAAGAAATAGGGGGAATACCTAATTCAAGTGAAGATATAAAACAAGCACACGCAGCAGCTATAGAAACTTATGTAGAAGAATTCGTGGGAGAAATGAAAACAGGTTACGGCGACATTTATTTGCAAAGAACATTAGAAGACTGGGCGAGATTTGATATAAATAATAGAACTAAGCATGATGCTTCCATAAGTTCTGGACTAGCATTAATGGCTTGTAATAAACACAGGTATAGCCCCAAGGGCGCTATAAAAACTAAAACATATTCTTTAGGTTTTAAAAAATATAACAACGAGGGATCTACTTCAAAAATAATACAATAAATGAATGTAAGTACAAATACTAATAGCCCATTTCCAGATCAAGTAGTAAGTGACGCTGAGAAGTCAACATTAGAATACGGACTGCAAGTCAGTAGGGCTATAGAACAAGAATGGTTCAATTATGGAGGTAGTGGCTCAAATAGATATATAACTAATTGGAATAATTTTCATAATTTAAGGCTGTACGCCAGGGGAGAACAAAGCGTTCAAAAATATAAAGACGAGTTAGCTATTAATGGTGATTTATCTTATCTTAATTTAGATTGGAAGCCGGTTCCTATATTGTCTAAGTTCTCAAATATAGTTGCAAATGGCATAACTCAAAAACAATATGAATTGACTTCGTATGCACAAGATCCTGAATCTTTAAAGAAAAGGACTGATTTTGCTGAGAATATATTATTTGATATGCTAACTAAAAATGAGCAGGCTCAAGCTTCTGAAATTGTTAATGTAAATTTAAGCAGGTCAAATATTCCGCCAGATAGTTTGCCGGAATCAATAGAAGAAAGAGATTTACACATGCAGCTTAGTTACAAGCAAGCAATTGAAGTGGCCGAGGAGGAAGCTATTGGCACCGTTTTAGCAACTAACGAATTTGATCTTACCAAGGCTAGAGTAAATCAGGATTTGGTTAATATAGGAATAGGTATAACAAAAACTTCTTTTAATCCTGCGGAGGGTATTGTAGTCGATTATGTTGATCCAGCTTGCTGTGTTTGGTCTTATACTGAAGATCCCTACTTTAATGATATCTACTATGTAGGTGAAGTAAAGTCTATCACCATACCTGAGCTTAAAAAAGAATTTCCCAATATTTCTAACGAAGAACTGGAGCGTATACAAAAAATGCCTGGCAATCGTAGATATATTAGAGGATTTGAAAATTACGATTACAATACTGTTCAAGTATTATATTTTGAATATAAAACATACACGGATCAAGTATTTAAAATAAAAAGAACAGATTCAGGTTTAGAAAAAGCAATTGAAAAAACAGATGAATTTAATCCACCTCCTAATGATAATTTTGAAAGAGTATCAAGATCAATAGAAGTATTATACGAGGGAGCTAAAATAGTGGGTACTGATGTAATGCTTAAATGGGAAATGTCAGAAAACATGACTAGACCTTTAGCAGACACAACTAGAGTTGAAATGAGTTATTCTTTGTGCGCTCCTAGAATGTATAAAGGAGCTATACAATCACTAATAGGCAAGTGCATAGGTTTTGCTGATGTCATTCAATTAACTCATTTAAAAATACAACAAGTTTTATCTAGAATGGTTCCTGATGGTATATTTTTAGATATGGACGGATTAGCTGAAGTTGATTTAGGAAATGGCACAAACTATAATCCAGCAGAAGCTTTAAATATGTATTTTCAAACAGGTTCTGTTGTAGGTAGATCTCTTACTCAAGACGGTGATATGAATAGAGGCAAAGTTCCTATACAAGAGCTAAGTTCTTCTAATGGCATGGGCAAAATACAATCTCTTATTACTGCATATAATTACAATATGCAAATGATTAGAGACGTTACCGGACTGAACGAAGCAAGAGATGGATCATTACCCTCAGCAGATTCATTAGTTGGTTTACAAAAAATGGCCGCTAATGCTTCTAATGTAGCCACTAAACATATACAAGACGCAAGTATATTTTTAAATCTTAGTACTTGTGAAAATATATCTTTAAAAATAGCTGATGTTTTAAATTTTCCATTGACAAGGAATTCTTTAATGAACAGCATATCTACAT